CACAGATTTTGCACAAACCTATTGAAACAAGGCAGAAGGAAGGACAAAGATGGCTCGATATGGCTGGATTTCGGAATACAATGACGGGATCAAGCTGGGGAAATATACGGTAAGCCGCTGGATCCGGCTCGTTTATGAGTACATCATGGACGGGCTCAGAGCGGAACGGTTCTTTTACGACGATTCAAAGGCCCGGGATGCAGTAGAGTGGATAGAAACGCATTGCTTTCATACCGAAGGACCGCTCGCACCGGGGAACATTAGTCTCGAGCTGTGGCAGAAGGCTTTCCTGTCGTGCATTTATGGAGTCGTGGACGCTGATGGGCGGCGACAGTTTAGAGAGATCCTCCTCGTAGTTGGTCGGAAGAATGGCAAAACGAAACTCGCGTCGTCCATTGGCGAATACGAGTTTAGAAATAGCGAGTATGGTTCGAGGATATTCTGCATCGCTCCGAAGCTGGAACAGGCTGACCTCGTCTACAACGATATATGGCAGATGGTTACGCTGGATCCAGAGTGGCAAGAGCTTCGCGAGTACGTTAAGGAAACCGATGCTCGTGGGCGATTGGTCCGGGATGATTCAGAGCTGGCAAGACACAGACAGACAGATCTGTCGATACCGGCAACAAACTCGACAGTAAAAAAAATAGCGTTTTCAGCAAAGAAGTCGGACGGCTTCAATCCGAGCTTGTGCATCTGTGACGAGATTGCGAGCTGGGAGGGTGACGCTGGATTAAAACAATACGAAGTAATGAAGTCCGGAATGGGTGCGAGACCAGAGGGGATCCTCCTCAGTTGTACGACATCCGGCTACATAAACGATTCGATCTATGACGAGATGCTCAGAAGGGCAACTCGTTTTTTATTAGGCGATAGCAAAGAGACGAAGCTGCTCCCGATGCTCTATATGATAGACGACATCGAGAAGTGGAACGACATCGAGGAACTCAGGAAGAGTAATCCGAATATAGGGGTCTCAATCTTTGAAGGTTATCTCGAGGAAGAAATTGCAGTCGCAGAGGGCTCGCTGTCGAAGAAGGCGGAGTTCATTACAAAATACTGCAACTTGAAGCAGACAAGCTCCCTTGCGTGGCTCGGTTCTCAAGTTATCGAAAAAGCAACAGGCGAGGCTTTCACTCCCGAGGACTTCCGGGGCTGTTACTGCGTGGCGGGCATCGACCTGTCACGAACCACAGACCTAACGGCGGGAGTGGTGGTCATCGAGAAGGGTGGAGAGTTTTACATTCTTGCTCGGTTCTGGCTCCCGGGTGAACGCATCGAGGAGCTGACTGCTATCGATGGAGTTCCGTATAACATCTACGCTCAACGCGGACTGCTATATCCGTCCGGGGCGAATATCGTCGAATATAGCGACGTATTTGATTGGTTTAGGGAATTAGTCGAAAAGTATGAAATCTATCCGTTAAAGGTCGGATATGACCGCTACTCAGCAACGTACTTAGTTCAGCAGATGAGCGGATACGGGTTCCACATGGACGATGTTTTTCAAGGCTTCAACCTCCATCCGGTTATCCAAGAGGTGGAAGGTTTGCTGAAAGACGGACGGATCCACATCGGAGATAACGACCTGTTAAAAATTCACATGTTTAATTCTGCGTTGAAAGTCAGCACAGAAAAAGGGCGGTCGAAGCTGGTGAAAATCAAACCGACTGCACACATAGACGGAATGGCTGCGCTTCTGGATGGCTTTACTGTGAGACAGAAGTGGTATAGCGAAATCGGTGATCAATTAAGGAATCACCGGGAGGGAATGTAAATGTCTTTACTTGACAAAATATTTAGACCGGCAGATGCGCGAAAGTCGGACGACGCTCTCAAAAGTGCGAGAGCATATTTCGAAACACTTTCGGCTTACACTCCAGTATTTACCAATTGGGGTGGAGCGATATACGAGAGTGAAATCGTAAGAGCCGCGATCGATGCGAGAGCAAGACACATCAGCAAGCTCAAGGTCGAAATAAACGGGACAGCAAATCCAGCACTACAGGCAAAGCTGAGGCTCGGGCCGAATCAATGGCAGACGTGGTCACAAGCACTCTATAGAATCAGCACGATTCTCGATGTCTGTAACACTTGCTTCATCTGTCCGGTATTCGATGAGCGTATGGTCATTACTGGTATCATTCCAGTTCTTCCAGCATCGTGCACGCTGGTGGAATATGACAACGAGGTGTGGCTTCGTTATCAGTTCGCTAATGGTCAGATAGCAGCGGTCGAGTTCCGGAAATGCGCGATTCTGACAAAGCACCAATATAAACACGATTTCTTTGGTGATTCGAACTGGGCTCTCCGGGAAACGATGCAGCTCATCCACATACAGAATCAGGGCATCGAGGAAGGAGTCAAGAGCGCGGCTACATTCCGATTTATGGCTCAGCTGAACAACTTTGCATCAGCTGATGATCTGGCGAAAGAGAGGGCGAGATTCACAGAAACAAATCTCTCCTCGGAGTCGGAGGCTGGTGGTTTCCTCCTGTTCCCGTCAACGTATAAGGACATCAAGCAGATTGATGTTAAGCCTTACGCAATCGACTCGGAGCAGATGGCTCAGATCAGGGAGAACGTGTTCAACTACTTCGGAGTTTCCGAGGACGTACTACAGAACAAAGCAAAGGCTGAGGATCTCGAGGGATTCTTTGATGGATGTATCGAGCCGTTTGCAATCCAGTTCTCGGAGGCTCTAACAAAAATGCTGTTTAGTGAAAGGGAGCGCGCACAGGGCTCCTATTTAATTGCTAACGCAAACCGTCTCCAATATATGAGCACATCGCAGAAGGTACAAATGGCTCAGCAGCTGCTTGACCGTGGAGTTATGTCCATCAATGAGGCGCGTGAGCTCTTCAACTATAGCGATGTTGAGAATGGTGACGTTCGATTTATTCGTGGTGAATACAAGGACGCTGATGCTGAGGTCACAGAGGTAAGCGATACGGAGGACACAGAAAATGGTCAAGAGTGAAAGAGAATACAGAAATATGACGATGCAGATCCGCGAAGCCCAAGAGGGCGAAGAGGATGCAAAGAAAGTCGTCAATGGATATGCGAGTACATTCGACGAGCCTTACAAACTATTTGGTGGCGAAGGTTGGGAGCTCTGGGAGGTTGTGGACAGAACGGCCTTCGATGAGACCGACATGAGCGACGTGATCATGCAGTACGACCACCGCGGTCGAGTATTCGCAAGAACAAGAAACAACACCCTTCGAGTCGAGCCGGACGAGAGGGGTTTGTTTATAGAGGCAGATCTTGGTGGTACAGAAATCGGACGCGAACTGTACGAAGAGATCAGCGGAGGCTACACCGACAGGATGAGCTTCGGTTTCACCGTTACGGGTGAGTCAGAGGACCGCAATCAGAACGATGCGGGAATCTGGATCTATACGAGGCACATCACGGCGGTGGGCAAGCTCTATGACGTGAGCGCAGTTTCGATTCCAGCCAATGACGGCACTTCGATAGCAGCGGATGCGGTTACTCGAAGCATTGGCGATCTTACCGACGGAGTGATCGAGAGGATTCAGGCGGAGCGACTTGAGGAAGAGAAGAGGGCACTCGAGGCAAAGAGAGCAGAAGTTAAAGCGAGAGCGTTGAAAGGAGTTTAAAAACTTATGACACGCGAAGAAATTATGATGCTCGGAATGGACGAGCTCGAGGAAAGACGTGCGGCTATCGTCTCCGAGACTGATGAGGCCGACGCTGAAAAACTCGACGCTCTGAACGCTGAGCTTGAAGCAATCGAGGAGAGAACAAAGGCTCTCAATCTCGAAATGGAAGAAAGACGCAAGGCAGCTGAGGCAGTCGCCAATGGTGCCGGCGTGAAAATCGAAACACGAAAGGACGAAAAGAAAATGACTGATATGGAAATCAGAAACAGCCATGAGTACATCGAAGCATTTGCAAAGTACGTTAAGACAGGCTCCGACAAGGAATGCAGAGCACTCCTGAGCGACAACGTAAATGGCGGAGTAATTCCGGTTCCTACATTCGTAGGCGAAATCGTAGCAAAGAGACTCGAGGACAGCGAGATCCTCAGAAGAGTCAGAAGAATGAACGCAGCCGGTAACGTAAAGGTTGGATTCGAAATCGACGCTCCAGCAGCTGCTGCACACACAGAGGGTGGAGATCCTGTTACAGAGGAAGCACTCGTTCTCGGTATCGTTAACCTCGTTCCTGTTACCTATAAGAAGTGGGTACAGGTATCAGACGAGGCCCTCGACTCAATGAGCGGAGAGGCTTATCTGTCCTACATCTATGACGAAGTAGCTCGTGGAATCATCAAGGCAGAGGAGAACGCAGTAGTTGCTGCTATCCTCGGAGCTCCACAGACAGCAACATCCGCAAGACCAGCCGTTGCTAAGACTGGCACTGCAGCTGGTAACATTGCTGACTTCGTAAACGCAAGAGCACTCCTGTCAAGCGCAGCAGAGAATCTCGTTATCATCGCAAGCCCGGCACAGTACGCACAGTATAGAGCACTTCAGATGGCTGCACAGTACGGAGTGGATCCGTTTGACGGCCTTGAGGTTCTGTTCTCAGACGCTGCAACAGCCCCAATCATCGGAGATCTGTCCGGCGTAATGATGAATCTCCCTAAGGGCGACGCTATCGAGTTCAAGTATGACGATACAAGCCTCATGACATCCGATATGGTAAGGATCCTCGGACGTCAGCCGGCAGCTATCGGCGTAGTTGGTAACAAGTTCTTTGCAAAGGTTGCTGAGTAATGAAGGTCAAGCTGACTAACGACACATTTGTCAGATTCGCAAAGGATACAGTTCTCGAGGTTTCCGATTCGGAGGCCTCGAGGCTGATCGCCTTTAACAATGCGGTCGAGGTCAAAGTAAAGGCTGAGGCGAAGCCAGCCAAAGCGAAGAAAAAATAGTTTATTTGTGAGGTAGTAACAATGCTTGAAATGGTCAAAACCGCTCTCAGGATCAAGACAACTGTATATGACTCGGAGCTGACCTATCTGATAGAAGCGGCGAAGCTCGATTTAGGCATCGCGGGAGTCGTGATTCCGGCGGAGTTAGACGACATCGTAAAGAGGGCAATAATTACCTTCTGCAAGCTGTCGTTTGGACTCCCGGAGGATTACGACCGACTCAAAATGTCCTATGACGAGCAAAAGGCTCAGCTGTCCACGGCGACAGGGTACACAGATTGGGGTGATGCGTGATGTATGACGGAGTTGCAACGCTCAAGGCATACGGAACACCGACATTCGATGAGGCTGGTAACGAGATCCCGAACGTTATCGAAACGGAGGTATTCGTTCAGCCTCGTGGAGTGTACCAGAGCGAGTTTTATAATGCCGCTCAGTTGGGATTAAAGCCGTCTCTCACGCTCTTTGTTTCGAACCGCGAGGATTACGATGGTCAGAAGGTTCTCGAGTACGAGGACAAGGATTATGACGTTATCCGAGTGGATTGGAACGCACAGCGAGATGGAATATCTCTGATTTGTGAGGAGCGTGTTCACAATGGCTAAGACCGAGAGCATCGAGATCCAGATGGCGGACATCCTTGATTCGGTGTCGAAAGAGGTTAAAGGCGTCTATGAAACCGATTCGATGAAGGTCGCAAAGGAGACGGTTCAGAAATTAAAGAACACGTCTCCGAAAGGATCTCCGCATAAACGGAAATACGCGGAAGGGTGGACGGTCTCGAAACGAAATCAGGGTGATTTGGTGGTTCATAATAAGACGAATTACCAGCTCACGCACCTACTCGAGAACGGCCATGTCATCCGCAATAAAAAAGGCACCTACGGACGGACTCACGGGATAAAGCACATTGCTCCCGTCGAGGAGTGGGCATCTGATGAACTTCCTCGCCGCGTGATGGAGGATTTAAATTTATGACAATATTCCAGACATTACAGAGCACAGGCCTTCCGTGTGCGTATTCGCATTTCAAGACGCCTCAGGAGCCTCCGTATCTCGTATACATAGGCAACGGACAAGACGTACTTGAAGCGGACAACACGCATTATTGGAGGAATAACCGTTATCAAGTCGAATATTACTTCACAACGAAAAACGAATCAAACGAGGCCAGCATCGAGGACGCACTTCTCAACGCTGGCTATTTATATGAGAAATCCGAGGACGTCTACATCGAGGATGAGGGCGTGTTCGTGATTTATTACTACATTTAATCGAAAGGGGTTCACTCAATGGCAAATAAAGTCGAATTTGGAATCTCGAATCTGCACATCGGAACATATACCGTAGACGATCAGGGCGTGGTCACAATGGGCACACCTTACCATCAGCCAGGTGCTAAGAGCTTCTCCCCAGAGGCTCAGACTGAGCAGAACGTGTTCTATGCTGACAACATCGCTTACTGGTCAGGTTATTCCGGCGGCACTCTCGAGGGCGATCTCGAAGTCGCTATGTTCGATGATGCCTTCAAGACTCAGTTCCTCGGATATGTGACACTGACAAACGGCGGTCTCGCAAGCGTAAAGAACGCTACGAAGCCAAACGTATATATCGCATTCCAGGTAGAGGGCGATGCTGAATCGAGAAAGGTCATCCTGTACAACTGCTCGCTGGGAGCAATCACAAGAGAGTATGCAACGATCGAGGAAAGCAAGGAGCCGGTTACTGAAACCATCGGCGTAACTTGCATCGGAGACAATGCGACAGGCGTAACTATGGCTGTTCTGAAACCAGCTGACACAGGTTATGCAACACTGTTCACAGCTCCAACTGCACCGGCTATCGCACCATAACAAGACGGGGCGGGGCTCTAACGGTCCCGCTCCTTTTTTCTATTGAGGAGGTGAAAACGATGGAAAAAATAATCAAGATCGGAAACAAAGAGGTCAAGCTGTCGAACAACGTGGCTTGGCTCATGGAATATAGAGACCAGTTCGGTAAGGATGCGGCTCAGGAGCTCATTCCGATGATGTCCACTATCATCGAGACTATAACGACCGGACTGAGCTCATACAGTAACGGCAAGATCAACATTCGTGAGCTTGCAGAGTCTATCGAGGGGCGTTCGTTCGAAATAATGATGCCTCTTTACAGTTCAGAGCTGTCCATTCTCGCCATCAATGTTACCTGGGCGATGGCAAAAGCAGCTGACGAGAGCATAGATCCGCCTAAAAAGTGGGTCAAGCAGTTCGATTCGTTCCCGTTTGACGAGATAGTTCCTGAACTCTGGAAGATGAACGCGGAAGGATTCTCAAGCTCAAAAAACTTGACACGGCTGAGGACTCTGCTCGGAAAGGCTCGCGAAGCGTGGGACGAGATGCAAAAGAACGAAGAGACTCAGCCGGCATCGGAATCGACGAAATAATTCTCGCGGGCATCGAGCGCGGACTGACTATGTCGGACATCCGGCGGATGCAGCTCGGGCAGTTGGTGGACTTCGTCATCACTTTTAACGAGCGACAGGAACGGTCAGAGAGAGCTCAGAGACAAGCTGAGAAACGCGCAAAGAAGCGCAAGGCAACACAGAACGATATAAACTCATTCTTTGGTTAGAGGTCAAATAAATGGCGGGCAACATAAAAGGAATAACCATCTCCTTCAACGGTGATACCACGAAGCTCGACAAGGCTTTAAGACAAATCAATACGGAAACCAAGTCTCTCGATAAGGAACTGAAACAGGTAGATAACGCTCTCAAGTTCAATCCGACCAATATCGAGTTGTGGAGGCAGAAACAGGAGCTTCTCACGAAGAAGGTCGAGGACACAAAGACGAAGCTCGACGTTTTGAAGGACGCACAGGCGAAGCTGGATGCAGAGGGAGTCGATAAGAATTCAAAGGAATATCGAGAACTCGAGCGTCAAATCATCGTCACGGGCAATCAGGTCAAAACGTTTGAGGGGCAGCTTAAGAAGGTCGGCAATTACAAATTGAAGGCTCTCAGCGAGCAGTTCAAGGAAGTCGGAGGCAAACTGGAAAGCGCGGGAGAGAGTCTTAAACCGCTCTCAACAGCGGGTGCAGCTGCTGCAACTTCAATCGGAGCATTGGCTTATAAAGGTGGAGTCGCTGCGGATGACCTGAATACTCTTTCGAAAGTAACGGGTATTGGGACAAAGGATCTCCAGAAGTATAGCGTAGCAGCTGACCTTGTGGATGTTTCGGTCGAGGCGATTGCAAAATCTAACAAGAAGCTCACGAAAAACGCTTATGCTGCTGCGAATGGCTCAAAGTCTCAAGCAGAAGCGTTCGCAGCTCTGGGTATTTCCGTAACTGATTCGAATGGAGACCTTAAAGACAGCGAGGTTCTGTTTCAGGAGGTAATCGGTGCGCTCGGTACAATGACGAACGAGACCGAGCGAAATGCTCTCGCTCAAAAACTTATGGGCGGAGCTGCGGCAGAACTCAATCCACTCATAGCAGATGGTGGTGAGACCTACAAACAAGTGGCTGGAATTATAGCCCAATATGACCTCGACTTCGTTGATCAGGAAACATTGGACGGAGCAAACCAGTTCAACGACAGCCTCGACACAATGAAGATTCTCGGTCAGACCGCACTTGCACAGGTAAGCACTCAGCTTGCTTCATATCTGGCACCGGCACTTGAGAAGGTTGTTGGCTGGGTAGGTAAGTTTGCGAAATGGCTCGGCAATCTGGATCCGAAAGTCCTGACGGTAGTCGCTGGCATTGGTGCGGCTCTTGCGGTGCTTGCTCCGCTCCTGATCACGCTCGGAAAACTTGCGACAGGAATCAGCTCGATAATTAATCTCGTCAATATAGTCGGTCCGGCAATCGGAGGGCTCTCTATAGCAGGCGGTCCTCTTCTCGCTATCGTGGCAGTTATAGCAGCGGTTATAGCAGCTGGAGTTCTTCTTTATAAGAACTGGGACAAAATCAAAGCAACGGCTCAGAAGGTCGGTGCGGCAGTAAAAAAAGCGTGGACGGATTTGAAAACGTCCATATCTACAACGCTGGACAACATCAAGACAAAATTCACCACAACGTGGGACAACATAAAGACGGCGGTCACGAGTAAAGTCGAGTCGATGAAAGAGTCCGTTAAGAACAAGATTGCCGCACTCCGCGACTGGCTCGATGGACGCTGGGAGTATATCAAGAAATCAACCAGTTACTGGTGGGATGCTATCAAAGAAAAAATCACGGCTCCGTTTACGAAGGCGAAAGAGACCATCGAGGGAATTGTTGAAAAAATTAAGAACCTTTTCCCGATTGACCTGAGCGACTTCTTCGGGGATATAAAACTCCCTCACTTTAGCTGGAGCTGGAAAGAAGTAGGCGACTATATCAGTATCCCGGACATTGACATTGAATGGTACGACAAGGGCGGTATATTCGACAGGCCGTCGGTCATTGGTGTCGGCGAGAAGCGTCCTGAGTTCGTCGGTGCTCTTGATGATCTCAGAAGTATAGTCCGGGAGGAATCGGGCGGACTTGGAGAAATTACAATCAATGTATACGGCACTCCGGGCATGGATGTGAATCAGCTTGCTCAGGCAGTTGAACAGCGACTCGTGATGTTACAGAAACAGAGGCAAAAGGCTTATGGCACTATTTAACTCATTAACATTTGACGGAGTAAACAGTCTCGATTCGGGCATATATATCACGGGCGAGGCTGTTTATAACGCTCCGCAGAGACAGGTCGAAATGGTAACGATTCCGGGCAGAAACGGGACGCTGGCTATAGATCAGGGACGCTTCGAGAACATCGAGGTCACATATCCAGCGGGATGTTTTGCGGATGATCAGAGCGATTTTGCGAGCAAGATAATGGAATTCCGCAACGAGCTTGCATCGAGGTTCGGCTATAAGAGGCTTGTTGATACATACCATCCGGACGAGTTCAGACTCGGAACGTATTCGTCGGGTCTTGAGGTCGGAGCGGTCGGGTATCATCAAGCGGGCGAGTTCGACATTACTTTCGACTGCAAACCACAGAGATTTCTGGCATCGGGTGAAACAGTAACCACTCTCTCAGCGAATGGATCCATTACGAACCCGACGCTATTCGCATCGAGCCCGCTGCTGGTGGTCACGGGTGCGGGAATACTCTCGATCGGGAACCAGACGCTCACGATCGCATCGGGTTCCGCTGATCAAGTGATTTATATCGACTGCGACTCACAGGAGGCGTGGGAGATCGTCGGAGGCGGAAAGCTGAGCCGTAACGACTACATACAGAACGCCGGAGAAGCGTTTCCGGTGCTGAATCCGGGGGCAAATACAATCACGCTCGGAACAGGAATCACAAACGTAGAAATTGTCCCGCGATGGTGGAGAATCTAATGATACCAATACTATACACAGCAGAGGAGACGCGGTTTGTCACAAACGGGATAGGCCGCCTCTCTGATTGTACTCGGTGCATTGTAACCGAGGAACGAAATGGAATATACGAGTGCGAATTCGACTATCCGCTGAGCGGGGAGCACTTCACTGACATCCAGCGCGGCCGCATCATAGCAGTCACGCACGATGACAAGCATGATATTCAGCCGTTTGTCATCTACGGCAGAACAGTCCCGGATCTGAATGGAATCGTCACGTTCTACGCTCACCACATCAGCTACAAGCTGAGCGACATCGTGGTAATGCCGTATTCAGCCGGCTCGGTCGGAGCTGCTCTGAGCGGAATCGGAACAAATTCGGTCAATAACAATCCGTTCACGTTCTGGACGGACAAAACCACAGTCGCAACGTTCAACAACACAGTTCCGAGGCTTGCAAGGAATATGCTCGGAGGCGAGCAAAATTCCATCCTTGATGTCTATGGTGGTGGTGAGTATGAGTTTGATAGATTCGAGGTCAAATTATACGCACACCGTGGAACCGATTCGGATGTCGAAATTCGTTATGCAAAGAATCTGACCGACATCAAACAGGACATAGACGAGAGCGGAACGTATAACGCGATCGTGCCGTACTGGACGAACGGGGAGGAAATAGTCACGCTGGATCCTCCGATGATAGCGTTCTCCGGGGGCGAGTTGCAGACCGCATATCTGACAGACCACAATCTGATCATAATCAGAACGGAGACAGACGAGCCGATTGAGGTCGCGTTCTCACTTGCCGATGCTGCACCGATGGATTTGTCGAGTGACTTCCAAGAAAAGCCGACGCAATCACAACTCAGGGCGGCAGCCATTGCGAGATATAACAATTCGAATCCGTCAGCTCCGAGTGAGAATATCACAGTCGACTTTGTTCAGATGTGGCAGACGGAGGAATATAAGGACTTTGCAGCTCTCCAGCGCGTGAGCCTTTGCGACACGGTTTCGGTCTATTATCCACAGGCCGGAATCGAAGCGGTCAAGCAGAAGGTCGTGAAGGTGGTATATAACACCTTGCTCGACAGATATGACTCGATTGAGCTCGGACAGGTGCAGACCTCGCTCGGACAAGCTATTCGCGAGAACATAATGCAAGACGTAGCCACTACTTCAATGATGGATGCGGCTATCAATTATGCGACAGATCTGATTCGTGGCGGGCTCGGTGGTTATGTGGTAATGACTCCGGGCGCGAATGGTTGTCCTCAGGAGATCCTGATCATGGACTCCCCGAGCATTGACGATGCGGTCAATGTGTGGCGATTCAATCAGGGTGGTCTCGGACATAGTTCAAACGGCTATCAGGGCCCATTTGACGACATTGCTCTCACTCAGGACGGCAAGATAAATGCCTCGATGATAACCACGGGGATAATCAATGCGAATCTGATAAGAGCGGGAATAATTCAAGACGATTCGGGGCTGAACTACTGGAACCTTGCGAGTGGACAGCTTGTGACAAAACAGGGCACAATTGGGCCTTTTGAACTTGATGCAGACGGGCTAACTTATACTAAATCAGATAGACAAACTGTTCTGGATAAAGATGGTCTCATAAACACGGCGATTTCATCCTCGTCGGCTTGGGGAACAAAAATAACTCCTTATGGAGGAGTTGAGTTCCAGTACACTCCATCTCCGGATGTGGATGCTCTGGTCAGGCAATGGCGACTGGCTACACAAGGAAATGCGTCAACTGGGCTTGCGTCTTTAGTGCTAAATTGTGCTAATGGGGCTTTCGCTTTCTTTTCTCAGCCGGGTGAGTCAACATATCCTGTGCTATTTAGCTATTCTGCAAGATTTAGCGGTGATTTATCAGTTGCCGGTACAAAGAACCGAGCCGTCAAGACGGACAACTTTGACGAACGGCTCCTGTACTGCTACGAGACACCGACTCCACTATTCGGAGACGTGGGCGAGGCGGTCATTGACTCGGACGGGCTTGCTTATGTGGACATTGATGATATATTCTCGGAGACCATAGCGGAACGGGTCGAGTATCAGGTATTTCTGCAAGCGGAAGGCGAGGGCGATTGCTGGATAGCAGAAAAGGCGCCTCGCTATTTTGTTATAAAAGGCACACCGAACCTCAAAGTCGCGTGGGAACTCAAGGCAAAACAGAGAGACTACGAACTGACAAGGCTCGAACAGAGCGAGAATAAATTGGATGAATACGGTTTCACAGACGAGGCCGATTTGCTTAATGATTACATCAAGGAACAGGAGGATTTACTCTATGGCTACAATTAAACAGCTTGCATCGTTTGCAGTTCTGAACGTAAACGGCGGAGACCGCATCACGTACACCTATGACGAGATCGATGCGGGCACAGGCGATATGATCAGCTCGAACAACAAAGGCTCATTCTTTGCTGTAGATCCATCGCTCAAGGGCAAGATCACGCAGATCCGCAACTACATCACGGAGAATAAGCTGTCCGAGTAAGGAGGCAATTATGCAGATTCACGAATTAAATCAATTCTCGGGCACTCCGGGGAGCGGGGACTATCTCGCAATCGATAACGGAACGGAGACGATGAAAGTCCCGGGCAACTCCATCTTTGCCGCTATGACACAGTCACAGGCTCAGAGCGGGTCGAATACGGTTCCTAAGGTAATCGCTCCGAACGTATTCAAGGCAGCTGTTCTTGCCATTGCGAGGACGATATCGGATGCGTGGGTGGACATTTCAGCTGCAAAGGTTAATCTCGACACCACATCCGCATCGGGCACCGACCACGACCTGTATGCCGCCATAACCGCACTCGGGTGGCAGAGTGACGTAATTGAGTAGGAGGTGACTAAATGCTGAACTTAAAGAAGCTACTCACAAAGATATTGCAGAACACGCTTGTAAGTGGACAGAAGAACTTTGAGGGGTCTTGGACAATAGGGGCAAGTGGATACGTTACGCTCGGTTCGTTGTCATCCGTTGGCACGGTTTATTCTGCAACAGTATCAACTTGGGTTTCAAACACGGGGGCGTTCAGCCTTACATTAGGTAGTGGAAACACAGCATATCTTGTTGGAAATCCGGGGACAGTAGTAGTCGATCCAGCTATAAGCTACCTTTACTACGCAGTATAGCTAACTCCCGAAAGGGGGTGATGGCTTGTGCTTAATTTACAGAAAGGAACAATCAAATGAACACAGGAACAAAGATCAGAACGATTCTCGTGGCTGCAACGTGTCTTAATACGGCTCTGATGGCTACAGACGTGACTCAGTTCCACAATCCGACCGTCGACCTCATATACAGAATCGCATCGGTCGTGCTCAATTTCATCGTGGTAGCGTGTGCAACGTGGTTCAATAACGACTACACACCGATTGCAAGCGAGTACACCGGAGCGATGAGGCTGGCAAAGACCGGAGACGAGACCATCGGAGTGGACATTGAAGGTCTTGATTATATCGAGGACGGTGACGGCGATGAGTAACTTCAAACAGTACGATACAAGATGGGCGAAATTGGGCTATCCAAAATCGCCTTTTTTTATTAAGGATTGTGGTTGTGGTGAGGTTGCTGTCGCCAACTGCATCACCGAAATTCCGAAATATGCTGACGAGACTCCGAAAACCATCCAGCCATATTGCAAACAGTATGCAGCTCCGAACGGAGACGGAACGTACTGGAGCGGCATACCGGCAATGATGGCTCACTACGATATGACGGAAGTTCAGGAGCACCAGACTATGAAATCGCTATGGAAGGAACTCGAGAAGGGCGACCGAGTAGCGATTTATTTAATGGGAACAAGACCGGGCGGATCTAAAGGTGTTCATTGGACGAGCTGCGGGCATTTCATTTGCTCCACAGATTACAAAGTAAAGGACGGAAAGCATTATGTCTATGTCAAAGACAGCAATTCCGACTCGGCTCTCCGTAATGGCTGGATAAGCTACGAGGAAAATATGCGGAATGATGTCATAAAGGTGTGGTCGGGCAAACTTCCTAAAAAAGGCTCCTATCAAAAAGACCGATTACAGACCAAAAACACCATACAACGGCAAATTGCCAGCCGGTACGGTTCGACTCGGAGACAATGGCAAGGACGTCAAACGCCTCCAGAAGTTCCTCAACTGGTGCATCGGCGCGAAACTCAACTGCAAAGGGCACTTTAGAAGCGTAACGCTCAAAGACCTCAAAATATGGCAAAAGACTTATGGAATCGAGGCAGATGGCATCTGGGGCCCGATATGCAAGAAGAAGGCCCAGTCCATCGTCAAGAAGTATGCTCCTGAGGACGAGAAAAAGTCCAAATATTACTCGGAGACCACCGAGATCGGGCAGGCTTGCGCTAACGAGAAGGGTAAACTTCCGGGCGGTAAAGCCGGAGATCAGACAGGCGGTGAGGTCTGCATATCAAAATGGTCGAGTTCCTACGGCTGGCTTTATGTTTACAGACTGAAAGACAAGAAGCTCCGTGACAAGCTCGCTCAGGCCATGATCGACACCTGTGAGAATGACCACATCGGCTATGACACACAGGAACCGGATCGCTTTAGTGCGTGGGATCTCGCAGAAAAGAATGGCCACGATATAAAGGGCATCACTAAAAAATGCGAGACAACGTGCTCCGAGGCGGTTTCGATGTGCATGAGGGCGGTCGGGATTCCGAAGAAATACGCTCCGAGACGCAGCAACATCGTTCAGCTGACGGCAGCACTCAAGTCGAGTCCGTATGTGGAATGTTTCAAGATCAATGAATATACGCAATCCACGAAGCACTTACTTCCGGGAGACATTCTGCTCTCGAGTCACCACACGGCGATTGTAGTCAAGTCGCCTAATGCGTAGGAGGTGAGGGGATGGATAAACAGCTTATTACAACCATCGTGCTCGCTATACTCGCAAGCAACGGCTTCTTTGCGACTGTCCAGTTCTTTGTGACTCGCCACGATACGAAAAAGAACATTAAGGACAAGCTCCTCAGACTCGAAAAGGACGGCCTCAGGACGCAGCTGCTGCTTATGATCCTGATGAAGCCCGAAGAGAAAAAAGAGATCCTCACGCTGGCTCAGCATTACTTTGTGGATCTCGAGGGCGACTGGTACCTGACCGACATCTTCAAGAAGTGGCTCAAGGAGAAAGGCCACTCGAATCCGGACTGGTTCAAAACAAATTAGGTCGCTCTGGGGGCGACAGGGTTTTCACCTCCTTTTACAATCTTATAAACACGCAAGAGAAAACCGGAGCCGTAGTGGTTCCGGTTCTTTTGCGTTTTTGGGGATATTAAGAATATTTCTGAATTATAGCGAGAGATTCAGCAATCAAATCGGAAAAGCTCGTCACTTCGTCGGGGTGGGCGATTTTGTGCTTTCTGGATCCAGCTTCTGCGGTCGGGAACATAATCCACTTTGCTCGGTCTGTGTATTTGAATCGGGCGAAATCCCAGTCACCGAGAACAGCTGAAACGTAGCTGTCCGATTTCCGCACCATACGCAGATCATTGAGACCGGTCGCAGCCGTCAGCGTCTCAAATATTTTAATTTCTCCATCTGTCGCGTTTATGCTCCGTTCCTGTCCGTAATTGCTTATTATCATTTTAGTCACCTCCGTTCTAAAATTATAAATGTCTGTTCAGATTATTGCAATCTTTGTCAGGGAGGTGTATATTGAATGCGAGGTAACGAGGGCAGATAAGCCCTTTAAAAAATCGGCTGGAACTATTCCTAAAATCATAATGAAGAGGAATTTTCGGCAAAACGTGCATTTTTCAACGTTTCTAAGAAAGTTATCAGCATCTAACTAGTTCGAGTCTAAATTAAGTATCTTCTTAAACGATATAGTTACCTCAATCTACAAAGGAGGTAATTTTTTTATGAGAAGTTCATGCTATGAACAATTCGCCATCGTCTCAGCAGACTCGGCTTCGTCATTCAATCAGCAGCTGAACGAAGAAATCTACAGACTCAGACATTACAATCCTGATGTCAAAATCTTTGAGTCAATCCCGTTTTACGCACAAATCAAATACAGAGTGGATGAGGACGTCCCTGAGACCATCGCAGAGGCTTCTGCAGTGGAGGGGGTCAGCTTTGTGTGCGCTCAGTGCCCGTATTTCAAGGCACCGCTGAAGGATGACGGAACACGGGACAGACGCTGCAAGTATGGCGATTGCGAACACGTCGAACTCGGAAGGGTTCTTAAGATGCAGCCGGCTTGCGAGAGACTTTACCAGCTGATTAAGGAAGGAGATGTGCAGATATGCTTTATGGATTAGGACTGATTCTGCTCCTCCTATCAGGGGCATTTGTGGGTGGTTCTGCTGTCGTTCCGCTGGTCGTTGCCGGAACCGGAGCGATGCTGATGGTAATTGGAAAGGAGTCACACAATGTCAAACAGACTCGCATTTGATATTTACCACAATGGGCGCAAGGTCGGAGAGACCACAGCCGTATCAGCAAGCAAGGCGGCAGCGAATTACTGGTGGAAGCATTGCAAGGGCGGTGACAGATTCGCTTATACGGAATACAAACCGAGCGACTTCACAGCAAGACTCAGAGGAGGACTGAATGGATAAGATACAGGACTATAACAAGAGGAAGGCGTATATCGAAATCACGCTGTTCGGAATGCTCAAGGCTCAGAGGGGTTTCGACTTCATCAAGTACGTTAAGGCGTACCGTACCGAAGAGGAATATATCCGCATCGGAGATCTCAGAGGGTGCACAGTTACATTCGACATCACGGCGGCACCACTCGAAGAGGTAATGAGGCTCGTTTGCGACTTTGTTGTTGCCGGCCCGCTCGGAGACATCGCAAAGAACCACATCGTAGTGGGTAACGAAAAACTGCTCTCGATAGCACCATTGTTTAAGGAGGTAATGTAATGTCAATCGAATTCGTAGTAACGCAGTACGTTTCGGACTATGTAAAGGTCGGAGACGATTATCAGAATATAGAAGTGGAGTCGAGATATAAGGTCTCTAATTACGATGACCTTCAGAATCTGCTCCTGACGCTCATCGACTTCGGTGGCGATACTCTCAAATTTAAGATTCGCAAGAAGGAGGTGGAGGCATGAGCGAAAGAATAACAGGCGACTATCGCAAGTATCTCGATAAGAATTATCTCGGTGCATGGGATGTTCCAGACGATGGAGATCTCATTCTGACCATCGACCACGCAGAGCGCAACGAGGTACAGAACGAACGCGGCAAGGAAACGAAAACCGTTCTCTACTTCAAAGAGGATTACAAGCCAATGATACTGAATAAGGTCAATCCTGACAGCATCTCAAAGGCTCTCGGATCCACCAAGATAGAGGACTGGGAAGGCAAGCGAATCGCAATCTACTCCGAGAAGGTAAACGCGTTCGGCGGGGTAAAGGACGCGCTCAGAGTCAGACCGTTTGCTCCTAAGGTCACGGAGGTCTACTGCGAGGATTGCGGTCAGCTCATCACTCCGCACGATGGCTACTCGGTCAACAAGATCGTTACCAGAAGCAAGGCGTTGTTCAAAGGCAAAAGCTATTGCTGGGACTGTTCGATTAAGCACAAGGAGGCCGGTGATGTGGAAGGTTAGAGAATCGAAGAAAATCGGGGCCAAAACCTTTTGGGAGGTCTACAAGGTGTTCCCCGATAATACGACCGTTTTCAGAGGTAAGTGGGAATATGAAGCGGAGGCACAGGCACTCGCTGACAAGCTGAATAGAGAGGAGGTCGAACGTGAGCGCATACAGTGAATGGAAGTACGGCCTCATCACGGACGCAGAGTACAACACCATCTGCAAGCGTGAGGAGTACGAAGATAAATATTTCGATTTTGACGATGAGGAGGCGTTCGAGGATGATTTCCCTGACGAATTCTAATTACTACGCCACAGAGGCAAATAAAGCGTTCTGGAGCGTGTCTGCGTTCAAGGCATTTGACAGGTGCGAGGCTGCGGGTCTCGCATCCGTCCGAGGCCAGTACCATCGAGAGACAACCGATGCGCTTCTGATCGGGAGTTATGTGGACGCTTATTTCACAGGCGACTTTGCAAAGTTCCAGAGCGAGCACGAGGACGAAATGTTCACGAAGAAGGGAACGCTCTATGCAAAGTTCGACCTCGCGAATAAATGTATTAATGCGGTCGAGTGCCAACCACTGATGATGGATTATCTCGAAGGCGATAAGCAGACCATTATGACCGGGAATCTCTTCGGGGTGGACTGGAAGATAAAGATGGACGTATTCAACGGAGAGCGCATAGTCGACCTCAAATGTATGCGTGACTTCGAGCCAGTATATAAGGAAGGGTTCGGTCGCATCTCGTGGGTCGAAGCGTGGGGCTATGACATACAAGGCGCGATTTATCAGAAAGTGGTCGAGCTGAACACGGGCAAGAGACTCCCGTTCTATATCGTAGGTGTAACAAAAGAGAAGGTTCCGGACGTTACCGTGCTGCAAATCCCTCAGCCCGTACTTGATACGGCTCTGAAGGTGGTCGAGTCCAAAATCGACCAATTCGACCTGATCAAGACGGGCGAGATCGAGGCGGAGGGATGTGGACACTGTGAGTATTGCAAGTCAGTCAAGGTGCTGACGGAGCCGATGGTGTATGAGGTGGAGTGATGGCAAAGGCAAAATACAACTACGTAATGGACTATATAGACGATAAGGACACCTATAAAGCCGTTATGTTCGCCTGCAAGATGATTAGAGACGGGCGAAGCGCAAACAACGCAATCAGGATAGCATCAAATTACTACGAAGTCGACATGACAGATGTCGCTCATTATGTAGGACAGCGTGGGTCAAGAAGAGCTCACGAAAGGAGGATAACTAAATGAACACACACACAATCCACGGTCGCCTCGTGCGCGATCCGGAACTGACACCGAGAAAGAACAGTGACGGCTCAGACAGAGTCAACTTCACTGTAGCGGTAGACAGACGCTTCGGAGACGAGACGGACTTCTTCGACTGCGTCCTGTTCGGTGGTGGTGCAGCTGTTATCGAGAAGTATTTCCACAAAGGCTCGGAGATAGTCGTCTCGGGGGAAGGACAGATTCGCTCGTATGAGGGCAAAGACGGAGTTAAGCGCAAGGCGTATTCCATCGTAGTAAGTAATTTCGACTTCTGCGGTTCCAAGTCCAAGTCCGAACAGTCCGCCGATTCGTGGGAAGAGGCGGATGCAGATAATCCGTTTTAGAGAGGTCGATGATGAAAGAGATCTGGAAACCAGTAAAAGGATATGAGGGATATTACGAAGTCAGCAATCTCGGAAGAATAAAGGCGCTAACTCGCACTGTTCAAGGCAAGACCAAAAACGGAAAGCCTTGCCCGAGAATTGTCAAGGAGCACATAATGCACCAGCCAAACTGCACCAACGGATACAAGCAAATCGCTCTATCGAAGGACTCGGAAGTGAAAATGTATCGCGTACACAGAATCGTTGCAGAGGCGTTTCTTGACAATCCGAAAAACTATCCTGAGGTCAATCATATTGATGAGGATAAGACCAACAACTGCGTGACGAATCTTGAATGGTGTTCACACGCATACAACCAGTGCTACGGCAACAAGCCGGCAAAGGGAGAGCGTAACGGGATGGCAAGGCTGACAGCCGCTCAAGTGCGAGAGATAAGACGCAGACGTGAAAACGGAGAGAAGCTTAAGGATATTGCGGTGGATTATGACATATCCATCAACCACGTTTGCAACATCTCTAAGGGGACAAGGTGGAAACATGAAGCACTTGCTGATTGATACACGCGAACATCCGAAAGCGATCAAGTCCATTCTGGAATACTTCGATTCACAAGGAATCTCGCACAGCTCAAGTAAATTGTGGTTCGGTGACTATGCTGACTATAACAAGCCCGGCATAGTCATCGACCGAAAACAGTCCATCGCAGAGCTCGCCAAGAACTGTACCGCAGACCACGAACGCTTCAAGCGTGAGCTGGAACGAGCCAAGTTGGTCGGAGCCACGCTGGTCATACTGGTGGAGCAGAACCGATACAAGGACCGCGACAAATGGATCCGCGTCGAGACCATCGAGGACTTGATGCTGTGGAGCAGTCCACATACAACCATTCGAGGCGAGAAGGTTTTCAGGGTGCTCAGACCATGGATGGCAAAATATGACATAGACGTTGTGTTCTGTGACAAGAGGCAGACAGGTAAAAAGATATTGGAGTTAATTTACGGAAATGAAAAGACGCTGTGACGTATGCGGAATTGAAGCAGACGATTACTGGATGAAGTCGTTTAATCACGGCAGCCGAACACTGTGGCTATGCTGGGAGTGTTACCAAGCCGGAGAACGAGAAGCTACACAGAGCGATATGCAGCGAGGCTATCAACTCCACAAAATAAGTGAATCGAAAAAGGTGAAGAAATGAGTAGAGGGGTCAGGCTTAAAGAGTGTACTGTGTGCGGAGCCGAGTTCGCACCGGAACACGGCAACAAAAAAATGTGTCCGGAGTGCACCAACGCTATTCAGAGGAACAAGGGACGCAGACTCCCTCGAGAGTATGAGGCTCCGGGCGACATTGAAACGTATGAGAGACGGATCCGCGAGCGGTACATGGAACGTTACCGTGACACCATCGTCGCAGAAGGATATGCTGACCGGCAGCGAGCAAAGACGCTTGCGATGGTTGGCAAGATAAGGACGGAGCTATAACAGAGGCAATCACAGAGGGCGGGCAAAAGTTATAACCACATTTTTAAGATTATTATTATTCTTTCTGTTTTCGAGCGTACAACTCGCCCTCTGATTGCAATAAAGGAGAGATTATGAATTGGTTAATATTTGTACTGGCGATAGTAATAGCGTTTCTGCTCGTCATCTGCTATGCGCTGTTGGTGGTTGCAAGTGACGCAGATGAGAGAGCGGATGAGATGTACCGAGCGTGGAAGGAGAGCAAGGATGAGTGAGGATTTAATCAAGAGGTCTGATGTGATAAAGGTTGTATGGGGAGAGGACATCAATCCGAGTGAGGACGGGGTGGTCTTTGAGGCACAATCCCACATTGACAGAGACATAAGGCTCATCCCATCCGCAGTTATAGGAGAAAATGAAAATGAGCAGAGCGATTGATATAACAGGTCAGCGATTTGGGAAATTAATAGCAATAGAAAGGGTCGGAACAGCACAAAAGGGGGAGACTCTTTGGAGATGTAAGTGCGATTGTGGAAACGAAGTCGTTGTAAGGAGAACAAACTTACGAACGGGGCATACTCGCTCCTGCGGATGCTTTCACGATGAGTGTTCTAAAACTAACTCGCTGAAGCACGGAATGACAGGAACACGATTGAATCGTATTTGGAAGAATATGAAAGACAGATGTTCCAAAAGCGCAAAAGGCACTTGGAGAGGACGAAACTATGCCGACCGAGGGATAAGCGTATGCGAAGAATGGAAGGATTTCCAAGCCTTTGCAAAATGGGCGATGGAAAACGGTTATCAAGATAATCTGACGATAGATCGTATCGACCCTAATGGTAACTACGAACCGAATAATTGCCGTTGGGCAACAACCAAAGAACAAGCCAACAACAAAAGAACGAGCAGATTGGTAGAATATCAGGGCGAGAGATATACAGTTTCTAAACTTGCGGAAACGATTGGCATAAGCAAGCGCACTCTGATTACAAGGCTTAACAACGGGTGGAGCGTAGAAGATGCTGTTGAAAAACCCGTCAGAGCAAGGATGAAAGGAGCAGACGATGAGTGAAGATAAAGCGATACACATTCTCTATGAAAGAATAGGGCATCTGTTATGTGAACAGCCTTATGGAGAATTGGGAAGATACCTAACCTACTATGCCGAGGACAGGCTTTATTTAGTCTTTGACCTTTGGTATCACGGCTTCTTTCTTGTTGAAGCAAGTTCTCCAAAGGATGCTATCAATAAAGTGAACTGTGACCAATTAGCGTATTTGCCGAAAGGAGCAGACGATGAGGTATGAGAATATGCCAAAAGGCAGAAATAAAGACATCTGCGTCCGATGCGGAAAACGAGCGAACTTTGCCGATAGGTTAAAGTCAGATGTTCAATATGATTTGCTCTGCTTGGCTGAAACCACAAGTAGCGGATATATGACGCATGGCAATGTGAAGCTGTGTGGCAAATGTATGAGTGAATTGCTTATGTGGCTTGATGCCGATGACTTCTGCTCATACGGAAGCCGTTCGGAAAAACCGAACAACTTGGAAAGGAGTAGAGAATGATTAAAGAGCCGATGTTCATAAGCCCAAGAACATTCAGAGGCTATGAGCAGTACAAAACAGACTGTGCAAGAGCGAGCGGATGGAACGAGGCAATGGCGTTCATTTTCGCAGAAGAACTTGA